ACGCCGCTGTCTTCCTCGTGCAGTGTCGCTTTCTCCGCCGCGCGAAGGTCGCGCCGCTCCTGCACCTGCACGGTAACGGTCTCATTGCGTTCACGTACGGCGCTGCGCAGCATGTCCACAATGCCGGAAAGCTTCGCCGGGCTGAGCTGCCGCACGATACCTTTCGCAATCTCGTCATACACCGAGGTCTTGAGCGGCAGCAGCGCTTCGTGTCCGGCTTCGCCGTATTCGTTGATGCCCGTCACCGGGTCCCACAGCCGCGTGCGCTTTGTGAATACGCCCGCTGCGTGCTTGTGGATCTCCGGCGTCATACCGCCGCGCGCATACTTTGTAACGCCGCCCCGCGCCCAGTACCCGCCCGCCGCATGAGAGGTGCGGACGGAAACATAAACAGGGTTATTGTTCAAATATGACTGAATCTGATTTCGCGCGTTTGCCGCTACGGTACCTGTGCCTTCGATAGGACGAATACCCGGTGAAGAAACCAAACCGGCTTTCATTCTGGCATCGATCTCTTTAACCGCATCGTCGGCAGCCGACTGCATGGACGGAATTTTACTTTTCCACCCTCTAACGACCTCTTGTCCTGACTTTTCGCCGCTGGTGTACAAAAGCTTGCCGTTGCTGTCAATCGTCATGCCCATACCTTTGAGCGTATCGTTGAGGCTTTCCTTTGTTTCCGGCGAAAGGCGATCGATGTTTTCCATAAAACCATCGACCATTTGTTGTGTCGTCGAATCCAAATCATCGTAAGCGCTGCCCGATTCTGCCACCATCTCAAGCAATGTAGCGATTTGCTTTTGCGTGGCTTCATCCAGATTTGCCGCTCGGCGGTTATTTGTGGATGCTATTCTGTCGGTGTATCGCTCCTCGATGTCCAGCAGCTGTTTTTGCAGGTTATCTTTGTCCGATACTTCTTCGTACCCTTTGCGGTTTACCTCATCGATATAGTTTTGGTAAACGTCTATAAGCTCCTGTTTGTAGGCATTGGCATTGGCGGTTTCTTCCGCGGCAATCATTGCCTGTTCTTCTGACCACGCATGTGCGAGGTCTGCGTTTTTGGCATATCCCTGCGCGATGATCTCACTGGTGTCGTTGCATTTAGCGTTTGCTGCGTCCACAGCCGCTTGATATTCCTTTGCAGCCGTGTTTATTGCATCCTGATACGCTTGCTCGGCCAGCGCTTTTTGTTCCTCGTTTTTACCTGCTTCGGAATTTAAAACCGCTTCGCGTTCTTGTTCGGCGTAGGCGATGGCTTGTGTATATTTGTCGCTTGCACTGTTAATAACTGCGTCGCGTGTCGTCTCGGCTTGTGCTGCAATACGTGCAGCGTATTCCGTGTATGATTCGGCGGTCATGTTCTCTGCGTCGAGCAAATTGCTCGCCTGCGTCAGCACGGCATCTTGATAAGACTGCTGTATCGCGAGCTCCTGCTCGGATAGTGACCTCATCTGTGCAAACAGATCTTGCAGCGTCTGGATTTCAGCCTCCGTATAACCTCGGCGTTCGTCTGATGCCGTTTTCATAATCGCTGTGATCTGCGCTTGCACAGCATCCATTTCGGCAGCGAGTTCCTGCTGCTTGTCCTTTGCAATGCCCATTGTGGACGTTAAGGCGTCCAGCGAGCCGTCTGCGGCTTTTACTGCATCCGACCAAGCACCGTACTGATCAAATACGCCTTGACAGCTTTCCGCAAGGTTTTCCTGCGATTCGGCTAAACGCTCCGCAGAGGTAACAGTATCCTCCTGCATAGCGACTACTGTCACAAGAATAGCCACTAAAGCGGCAGCGCCGGCGACCGCAAGCGTAAACGGATTAAGCGACATCGCCGCTGTTAGCCCTTGAAATGCTGTCGTAGCGCCTTGTATCCATGTTGCGGCGTTCTTTGCAATGGAGAGTGCTGCAAAGGCGGTTGCAGCCGCAGAAACTAACGGTAAAACAACGTCAATATGGTTGCAAAGGAATTCAATCGTATTTGCCAGCACTTCTATGCCGCCTTCCGCTGCTTTAATGGCAGCAGATGCCATTTTTTCAATGAGTGGTGTGATCTTGCCGATAGCATTGCTCACAGACCGCGAAATGTCCGAAAAGCTTTTTATGATCGTGCTGCCAAGTGATTCGATTGCTTTGCCGAGCTTGTATCCCACGAGTTGTTTTGCAAACGCCGTGATGAGTTTCAAGCCTGCCTTTCCGGCTTCCGGTACAAATTTCAGCAATGCGTTGACGAGAGATTTACCGATATTTACGGCAGCCGTAGAGAGTTTACGGGCGTTTTTGGATATTCCCTGCACAAACGATACGATCATGTTTGCACCGGCATCCACCATTTTCGGCGCTGCCTGCGCTACCTTTGTCGCCGCACTCGCGAGCACTGTACCCAGTGTCGATACAGCACCTTCAATCCCTTTAGCTTCAAAAGCTCGCTGTAACTGCCCTGTGTACTCCGTAGCGGTCTCCACAGCGTTTTTCATCGGCGTACTGATTTCTTCGTACACCGTAATGCCCAGCCCCTCCAGCGCGGATTTCGCGATGGTCACGGCGCCCTTGAGGTTGTAGACTGCGCCGCACCGTCGGAATTTTGGATGGCTTCGGTCAGTGTGTTGAAATCTTCATCGCTTGCATTGACGATTGCAAGCAGGCCGGACATGCCTTCCTGCCCGGCGATGGAAGCCGCATACTGCGCCTGCTGGTCTTTCGTGAGATTTTTGAAGCCCTTGCGCATGTCGAGTATGACGTCGCCGAGAGACTTCATGTTGCCCTCACTGTCCGTCAGCGATATACCGAGGTCTTCCATCGCGGCTTCCACTTCGTCGGTCGGCTTTGCAAGGCGCGTGAGCGTCTGCCGCAGGGCCGTGCCCGCCTGGCTGCTCTTGATGCCGCTGTTCGCCATCAGGCCAATCGCGACGGCAGCGTCTTCCACGCTGTACCCGAGCGCACCGGCAACCGGCGCAACGTATTTAAACGTTTCGCCCATCATACCGACGTTGGTATTCGATCTGTTTGAAGCCTGCGCCAGCACGTCCGCAAAGTGTCCGGCTTTGTCTGCGGAAAGCCCGAACGCCGTCATGGCGTCCGTCACGATGTCCGATACCGTGCCGAGATTTTCACCCGATGCCGCCGCAAGGTCCATGACGCCCGGCAAG